GTGGAGATTATTGTGAAATATCTTGGGATTCATCTGATGATAAAATGAAACTTGGCGTAGCTGGTGATGAAGGTACAATGGTCTTAGATACCAATGCAAGAGTTGGTATTGGAACCAGCTCTCCAAGCGCATCAAGACTTCATATTCAAGCACCAGATGCCTTAAATTCAACAGAATATCTTGTAACTATGCAAAATCTTGAAACGACAGATGGACATTGTCAAGGTTTATTTATTAACGCTGGTCAAGGTAGCTCAGATGATGCTTTAAGAATACAAACAAGACCTGGAGTTGAAGCATTAAGAGTAAAGGGCGATGGTTCTTCTTCTTTTACATACAACGGTTCATCAAGTGCAATAGAGGTTGCTACAAGTGCAAATGGTGCAAGAGCTATGGATTTAATTCACTCCGATGGTTCAGTAGATAATCAAGATGAAATATTAAGGTGTAGATTTTCTGGAACTGGCTCTCCAGCTGGTGGAAGATTTATTGCATTTGAAGATAATCAAGGAAGAATGGGGATGATTGAAGGTGCTTCAAATAATTCTGATGTTGCCTATACGGTTGGTTCATCAGATATAAACACTAAGAAAAATATTGAAGATTGGGATGAAAATATTCTTGAGCATTTCAAAACATTAAAACCAAAAAGATTTCACTATAAAAAACAAGAAGATTCAGTGGAAAAAAACAAAGGATATATTGCACAAGATTTAAAAGATGCTTTTCCAGAAGCATATCCACTAAGCAGTTTTAAAGAAGAAGGTGAGGAAAAACAATACTATGGATTTAACCCATCTGGAATGGTTGTTTATTTAATGAAAGCAGTTCAAGAGCTATCAGCAAAAGTAAAACAATTAGAGGATAAATGCGAAGACTGCTGTTAATAGGAATGATTACTATTTATGGATGTGCTGGTACAAGACCAGATAATGGACTTTTGATAAAAGACACAGAGGGGAATAAGCACTTCTACGAATTACAAGTAGTTGATGGCAGATACTATTGTTATGTACACCAAAGATATGAGCAAGTAAAAATAAAATGAATGAGTCTTATAAAAAATATATCACGATTGTTTATACTGTGGTTACTACTTTGCTTGTTATGTGTGTATTCGTTTGGGCTTGTGATGATTTTTATTTTGGAAAGTCTCAAGAAGATATTGAAAAAGAATTAATGCAGTCTATATTTGAAGTAGACTCACTAATAGGTCAAATTAAAATAACGCTAGGAGACTCTAGCATAATTGAAAGGAAATAAAATGGCTAAAAAAGAAAATAAACAAGCTATGTTAAATCTTGATGGTAAAGAATATGTAATTGATGATATGAATGATGAACAAAAAGTTATGGTAAGTCATATTGCAGATCTTACAAGAAAAATGGAAACAATGAATTTTAATATGCAGCAGTTAGAGTTTGGTAAGCAAGCCTTTGTTAATGCATTGAAAAAAACTTTAGAAGAGGTAACTGAAGAAAAATGATGGAAAATTGGACTGAGATAGGTTTTGCTGGACTATCAGCAACTATATTATTTATGACATTTAAGTGGATGACAAATGAATTAAATAAAAAGATTGATGATCTACAGGATATAATAATAAAGCTTATTGATGCCAAGAATATAATGGTAGATAAATTTCAAGAAATGAATGATGAAGTAACTGATCAACTTAACTATATAGAAGCTAAGCTAGGTAATGGCAGAGGTTCTAAACAAAGAAGAAAGGCTGGTAGATAATGTACGGTAAAAAAATGGGTGGTAAGAAAAAACCTATGAAAATGAAAAAGAAAACCATGAAAAAAGGCATGAAAAAGACTATGCCTAAAATGAAAAAAATGAAGAAGAAATACTAATGAAAAAGACAGTAAAAGGTGTTAGTGTTGCTGCCTTAAATATGAGACAACAAAATGCTATGAAAAGACATGCAAAGCATCACACTGTAAAGCATTTACGTTCTATGGTTGCATCTATGAAAAAAGGTAAAACTTTTTCACAGTCACATAAAATAGCTATGAAAAAAATAGGTAAGTAAATTGGCTTCTGCTACTAAAACTAAACCTAAACTATGGAAACGTATTGTTGCTAGTGTAAAGTCTGGTAGTAAAGGTGGTAGACCAGGACAATGGTCAGCACGTAAAGCACAGATTGCTACAGCTAGATATAAAAAAGCAGGTGGTGGATATAGAGGTAAAAAGTCTAGTAGCAATAAGTTAACTAAATGGTCAAAACAAAAATGGGATTACGTAAGCAAAGGTGACAAGAAAAAACCAAGAGCAAAAAGAGGTAGGTATCTACCTGAGTCAGTTAGGAAAAGTCTTAGTAAATCGGAAAAAGCTGCTACAAACAGAGCAAAAAGAGCAGCAAGTAGAAAAGGAAAGCAAAGAGCAAAATACTCTAAAAAAGTTGCTAGAAAGGTAAGGAATGCATAATGCCTATGGGTAAAGGAACTTATGGATCTAAACGTGGTAGACCTAAGAAAAAAATGACTAAAAAAAAGAATGGCAGTAAAATGCTTACAGCAAAGCAAAAAACTTTGCCAAAAGCTTTACAAGCCAAAATTATTAAGTCAAAAATGAAAAAGAAAAATGCCAAGAAAAAGAAAGTATAAATCACCAGCCTGGACAAGAAAAGCAGGTAAGAATCCTAAAGGTGGATTAAACGCTAAAGGTAGAGCATCTTATAAAGGTGGTACCTTAAAAGCTCCTGTTAAAAGTGGAGACAATCCAAGAAGAGCATCATTCTTAGCACGTATGGGCGGTATGAAAGGCCCAGAGTATAAGAATGGTAAACCTACTAGATTATTACTTTCTTTAAGAGCTTGGGGTGCTAGTAGTAAAGCAGATGCTAAAAGAAAAGCTGCAGCAATATCTAAACGTAATGCTGCTAAGAAAAAGAAGAAAAGGAAAAAATAATGATCAATAAAATGATTATGGAATATTTATTTAATGAAGATAACAAAGCGAAGATTATTGAAGAATTAAATAAAAATGTAAACATACCTATTATCAATGAAGATACAGAAGAGAAAGTTATATCAGCTATCTACAATGTATTTCAAGATGTAATGGGAAAAGTTCTAAGCAAGTAATGCCAAGGTTTAGCACAAGAAGTAAATCAAGATTGCATACTTGCGATCAAAGATTAGTAGATCTATTTAAAGAAGTAGTAAAGCATTTTGATTGCACGATTATAGAAGGGCACAGAGGTCAAAAGAAGCAGGATGAAGCATTTAACAAGGGAAACTCAAAAGTTAAGTGGCCTAATGGCAAACACAATAAAAGCCCTAGCATTGCGGTTGACGTTGCTCCTTATCCTATTGATTGGACTGATCGCGATAGGTTTCACTACTTTAGTGGTTTTGTATTGGGTATTGCTTCACAGATGGGGTTAAATATTCGTTGGGGTGGTGATTGGGATCAAGATACTAAAACAAAAGATAATAGATTTGATGACCTTGTACACTTTGAGATAAGAGAATAGTTTGAAAATTAAAGATACTGTCGTTGTATTTCCTGATATTCACTTTCCTTATCATGATGAAAAAGCACTTACTTGTGCATTAAAGGTATTAGAATACGTAAAGCCTTCTGCATTTCTATTGCTTGGTGACTTTGTAGAGGGCGAAAGCGTAAGTCATTGGCAATGGGCAAAAAAGAAAAGACCTCCATTAGAGTATCAATTACCTGCTATAAAGGAAGAAATTATACTAGCTAATGAAGGTTTAGATAGAATAGATGAAGCTTGTAAAAAAGCAAAAGTAAAGAAAAAAATATTAACCATGGGAAACCATGAACTTTGGTTTGATAACTTTGTTGAAGAGAATCCATATCTAAAAAATTATAAAGCTATAAATGCTTTTAAGATTAAAGAAAGAGGTTATGATAGTTATCCCTATGGTAAATATATTAAGATACTGGGTTCTAAATTATATGCATATCATGGTGGACATTATTCAGGTGTTAATCATACTAGGAGTCATGTACTTAACTTAGGAGTCAATGTAATCTATGGACATACTCATGATTCTATGAAGTCTGTAGTTACACATTTAACAGGAGCAAAGATGGCCTACTCCATGGGTTGCCTGTGTAAAATGGAGAAAGAATTTTTAAAGAACAGACAAACTAATTGGACACACAACGTAGGTATACTAGATGTATTTACTAATGGTGATTTTAATTTAAATGTCTTAACGATTATAAATGGTAAAACATCTTACAATGGAAAGATTATAGGATGAAAAAGTTAAGCGATGTTTTATCTGATCGCAGAAAATATTACGGTAAAAAAAAGAAAAGAAAAGTAAAGAAACGTGCCAAAAGAAATACTAAATCTAAATGATTTTTCTGTAGGTCTGATTGATGATACAGATCCTAGAGATATACCATTAAATGCATTAGCAGAAGCTAATAATGTTTCTTTTAAACGTAGAAACGAAATCAACACTCTAGGTGGTTTAATTAGCACAACGGATTCAACTAAGGGTGACTTAATAACTTTTGATTCTAGCACTACTTTTGGGCCAAATACAGGTGCTTCTGCGTTAAAAGGACACGTTACTGCAGGGCATGGATTATTTACTTTTGAAAGTGACTATACAATGGGACTAGATTCACCAGCAAGTAAAAATGCTTCTGGTGCTACAGACCAAGGTGATCATTGGCTTGTATTTGTAGATGCAATTACAATGGGTATAAGTTTGTACAATCAAAGTACAGATACTTGGAATCTTATATCTGATGGTAGTCACAATAGTTTTAGAAATGCAAACATGACTGGAGATAGAGATTTGTGTTATTCTAAAACAGATGAACTTGAATTTAGCTCTACAACAAATTTAAATGATGTAATTAAACGTAATACAGCTCCTCATCATGGAGATGATTTTCTTGCTGCTAATATAAGACCAGGAGACTATATACATGTATTTGGTGCAAGTGATCAAAGCACTAATAATAAATCTAATCTTAGAGTTTTGAATGTACAAAAAGATAAAATAGTATTAGATCATATAGGGTTGATAACTGCAGAATCAAATGAGGCAGGTGAGGTAGGTATAGTTTCTAATCTTAGACCAGTATTTTATTATGCAAATAATGCAGTAAGGATAAGTGATGCTGGATTCTTTCTATCTCAAAATGGAGCTAGTCCAGCTGATAATCAAAGTTTTCAAAATGTATGGTTAGGTTATATTAAAAGAGATCATTTTCAAGCTGGTGGCCCAGGTCAAACTGTTTTGACTACAAGTGCAAACGGAGTGTTTGATGGATGGGATGCAAAAAAGAATGATTTAGCTGCACCTACTTTCTTAGCTACAAGTGGATCAGAAGCATATCCTACAGGTAATGGTACAGGATTTCATTTAAGATTTGTAGGTGATACATCATTAAGCACATCTTCTTTTACTAATGTTGCATATCAAATAGCTGTATCCTATATATACGATGGTAATCAGGAATCATTACTATTTATACCAACAAGTAATAATACTTTTACTCCAAGTGGTGCTAATAAAAAATTAGAATTTTCTTTATATGCAAATGGAGCTTATGATTCTAGAATAAGTGGTGCAAGAATATATGCTAGAGTAGATGGCTCACAAGATCCTTTTTTCTTATTAATTGATGTAGATATGACAAAAGGCATTAGACCTAACTTAACTTTAAGTCTTGATAGTGATGAAAATACTGCTAACTGGGCTAGTAATTCATCTGCAACGGAGGCCAAAGCTGAATCTATAGAGTGTACAGATATTAATTTAGAAACTTATGAAATATTAAATGGTTTTTCAAACGAACAAGAAAAGATTACAATAAGTGGTGTAGGTGAAGGTTATAAAACTGCAGAAGTAACAAATAGAAGATGTTTTGTTGCAAATATAAGAACTAAGATGAGTGATAATGTTCTTAAACAGTTTAGAGATAGAATAATGTATACACCTATAAATAAGTTTGATACATTTCCAAGAGATAATTTTATAGATGTTGTACAGGGCGATGCAAGTGAGTTTACTGTTTTATCTAGTTTTTCTGATAGATTACTTGCTTATAAAAGAGATAAACTATTTATAATTAATATTGCTAATCCTAATCCATCAAACTGGTTTTTAGAAAATACAATAGAAAGAGCTGGATGTGAAATGCCATCAGCATTAGTAAAAACTGAGTTTGGTGTAGTGTGGGCTGGTAAATATGGTTTATATTTATACAATGGTCAAGTTAAAAACTTGCTTGAAAATAAATTAAAAACAGAATCTTGGATTAGTTTTTATACTAAAGGTACAATATTAGGATATCACAATGAGCATAGATATTTAATAATAATTAAAGATTGTATTAAAGATAATAATGATGCATATCTTTATGATTTTAAAAATAATGCTATAGTAAAAGCAGATAATTCTACAAAGACTAGC